ACCGGGGCGCGGTCCATGAACGTCCGCGCGAATTTCAACCGGGGATTCAACCGCTAATGACCGCCAGGCCGACATTCCTCGACCGGGCGGTTGCCGCCATTTTCCCCGAGCGTGGGTTGCGGCGCATGGCGGCCCGTGGCGTGCTGCACCAGTTCCGCTACGAAGGAGCGGAAATGTCAACGGCTCGCAACTCGGCACCGCACAACATTTCCCCCAACTCGTTCGACGTTCAGCGGGACCGCCTGCAACTCATGCGGGAAGCTGAGGACCTCGAGCGCAACTTTGCCCCGGCCAAGCACCTCAACCACAAGTACGCCCTCTACACGTCGCCGGTGAGCTACCATGCACAGACCGGTGACCACGGGCTGGATCAGGACGTGGAGGACTACCTCAACACCGAGGTTTTCCCGAATGTGGACGTCACCGGCCGCTACGACTTTTTCCGAATGATGGAGTTCGGGATCATGGGAATGAACCGCGGCGGGGACTACGGATGGGTGCTTCTGCGGCCTGACCTGGACGACCTTGACACCGAAGGCATGGACCCGGCCGACATCGAGGCTGAGGCTGTCAGGCTCCCTCTCAAAATCCAAGCCGTGGAACCGGACCGGATCGGCGGTATCTACCAAAACGTGGTTTCCAACGACTACGTTTCCGGGTGTGTCATCGGCAAGTACGGGAAAATCGACGCTTTCCGCGTGTTCCATCGGAGCATGACCACGAGCTTTTACGACTCCCCTGTGGACATCCCGGCGGACCAGTTCGTCCACATGACCGACCCGATGCGGATCGACCAATACCGGGGCGTCTCCATCCTCGCCACCGCAGTTCAAAATCTCCGAGACCTGAAAGAGATCATCGACTTCGCGAAGGGCAAAATCAAGCTGGCAAGCGCCCTGACCGTATTCACCAACAGCAACGGCGCAATCGGCGGCGCCGGGGCCATGGACGCGTATCAGACCAACCTCGGCTTTGGAAACGGATCATCCGGGATGCAGCAGGACATCAATTACGGGCAGATCAACCACTTGTCCGGCGGGACGGACATCAAGTTCCCGTCCAGCAACACCCCGAGCGGGGAGGAAATGGCGCTCATGACGTTGCTGCTCAAGTTCGTGGCCATGTCCTACAATCTCCCGTATTCATTCGCCCTTGACGCGGCGGCACTCGGGGGGGTGTCCAGTCGCCTTGAAAGCGAGATGGCGAAGGCGGAGTTCGAGCGCGGGCGTGGAGTCATTGCCCCGCACGCGCATCGAATCAAAAACGCTTTTCTAATCGACGCCATATCCAAGGGCATCTTTCCGGTGAACACCCTCGGAGTCATCACAAAAGGCCGCTGGGGATACCGCCCGCACCCGCAGCCGGACCTTGGCCGGGAGGCAAGCGCCGCCGTCAACCTGTTCGAGCACGGGCTGCTCAACCCGCTCAAACACTGGATTGACGAGTCGCAAGACCCCGAGGACACCGCGACCGACTTCGCCCGGTGGGCGGCAATCAAGCAGAAAGCCGCCGCATCTGTCGGGATGGACGTGCAGGACGTGTTCGGATCAGGCATGGCCAAGCCCCTCAGCCAGTCGGAGAGCAGCACGGATAGCGCCGCCACCGACCCGACGGAAAAAAGGTTTTCGCGTCACGAATTCAAATCAAACATCCCGTTCGACGAGGACAAACACCCACGCGCGGACGATGGCAAGTTCGGCAGCGGCGGAAAGTCAACCGGTCGGAGTGAGCGCGCTTCGGTTGGTAATCTCGTCACCGCCACCAGGGAGGGAACCGGAAAGGAATCCAGGATCACCATCAACGGGAAGCCCGCCCCGGACTTCATCACGCCGGCGATGATTCCTCCGGCATACTCCAACAATATCCGAATCGCAACGGATAGGAAATCCGACGTTTGGGCAATCAGCGAAGACGAAAAAGGGAACACAAAGAGGGTTTACAACCCGGAATTCGCCAAGAGAAACGCCGCCATCAAATGGACACGCGCCAATGCCGGAGTGCAGAATATCGATTCCATACGATCACAAATCCACTCCGACAGGAACGAAGGAAATAGCAGGGAAGAGGCGGATGTTGCTTGGCTCATGTCCCAACAGGCCACAAGGCCGGGGAGCGACGAAGACACCAAGGGAACCAAGGCGCTGTGGGATAGTCCGGTGAGCTCGAAAAACTTCACTGTCACCGCCCAAGCGAAAGGGCCTCCGAAAGTAACAATCAAGGTCGGAGGATCGGAAATTCCAATCCGAGACGAAGGGGCGAGGGCTGAAATCGCGTCCAGAATCGAACACGGGAAGCCGATGGGAGATGCGGGATACTGGCTGAAATCACACGGCGCGACCACGTTGGAGGGAAGGCACGTCATCAAAAACCCGGACGGAAGCGCCAGCTTGCAATTCATGGGCAAGGAAGGGGTTTGGCACGATCACAAAGTGACCGACCCGAACCTGTCCAAGATGCTTCTGCAAAGGAAATCAACAGCAGGGGACAAGGGTCGCCTGTTCGCGACCGACTATCAGAAAACCGCGAAGTATGTCGGAACGCTCGGCGGTGGCGGATTCTCACCAAAGGACATGCGCACCATCCGCGCGAATGAGGCTGCAACCAAAATGATCGGGAGCAAGCCGATTGAAGTTTCCAGCGATGACGAGCGCAAGAAGATCATCAAGGACGTCGCGACCAACGTTTCCAGACTGCTAGGCAACAAGCCGCAACAAGCGCTTGAAAGCTACATCAACCCGATGATTTTCGACATGATAAAAGTTAGAAAGACGGCATGAAACTGGCAAATCTACCAATCGAAGCGACGTTCGGAGCCGACAAGGACCCGGACTGGAAAAAACAATCCACGGTCCCGACCGCCCACGAAGAGGAGTCGGACACCGAGGACGCCGATGATGACGACAAGGACGCTGTGAGCGCGACCCTTGGATTCGACGCGTCCGAACTTTTCAAAGAGTCATGACCACCCACTTTTTCACCCAACTCGAAAACTTCAAGGTTGACCCGTCCAACGGTCTGATCAAGCAGGCGTCCCTCATCACCCTTGGCGACGCCCGCGGCCATTTCGACAAGAAGGGCAGGCAAGTCATGGTCGACGGCGTGACGCTTGAGCAAATATTCAGCCAATGCAAAAAGCTGGAACGGGTGAAAGTCAAGGCCGACCACGGCGGCGGCGTGTTTACCGTGGTCGGATGGGCTGATAACTTCGCCCTCACCGCCGACAAGGTTCTGGCCGACATCCACATCTACGAGTCCGAGCCGCAGCGCCCGCGCCTGATGGAGATTGCCGAATCCAACCCTCACCACATGGGCGTCTCAATGGAGTTCGACGGCAGCGACAAGCCCAGCGGACTCGTCAGCCTCGCCCGGTGCTCCGAAGTTTACGCCGCCTCGCTGGTGGACTTCGCCGCCGCCAACAAATCCCTCTTTTCCGCCGCCGACAAGCAGTGTGCGGATGAGCCTGACACCACAAACAACACCACCACCAAAATGGAAGAAGACACCAAACCAGAAATGACCCTCGAAAGCCTCGCGGCTTCGATTGAGGCAATCAACGCCCGGTTGTCGGCTCTTGAAACGCCGCCCGCCGAAACCGAAGACGAGGAACCCCCCGTCGCCACCGACCCCGACGCCATGCCGGCCGACACCGATCCGAAGAAGACCCTCGAGGATCCGGCCAAACCGGATGACGACGAAAAAACCAAAATCGCCGAAATGGCCGCAGAACGAGCCGTCCGCAAGATGAGCGCCGCTCTCGGTGCCCGTGGACTCGGAAAACCCGGCGCCCCGGCCGATACCAAGCCGAAGGCCAAGCACTTCGAGGAGTACGTCGCCGACCTCGCTGTCTCCCTGTTCTCGGGGGACCAGAACACGGCCCGCGCCCACATCCTCACCAACAAGCAAAAATTCCCCGATGCGTGGAAGGCCTACGCCGACGCCCGCAACGTGAAAACCCTGTAAACATCACCAACCAACCAACCAGAAACAAACATCATGGCTAGTCAAATCGACATCGGCTTTGCAACATTCCAAGCCACCCCCGCAGTCAGCGCGTACCGAGTTGTAGAGCTCGGCAGCGATGGCAAAATCAAAGTTATCGTCACCGCCGAATCCAAGGGAATCGGCGTCACCCAGGAGGATTGCGCCGCAGACGGCTACTGCCTCGTCAAACTATGGAACGCTGGCGGAACCTTCAAGTGCGCCGTCACCGGAACCGCCGTCACCGCCGGCACCAACTACACCCCTACCGTCGGCGGCATGCTTACGGCAGTCGTCACCACGGCCCGAGTCGTGGCCCTTGAATCCGCCGTTGCGAGCGCCGGG